AGCATTCGCTGGATCAGAAGACGGTAGATTATTGAAGACTACAGATTGAGTTGCTTCTAAGTGAGTTGCTGTGATACCCGTTCCTCTTACCTCAAGTTGAGAAGCAATGGCAGAAGCATCTGGAACAGCGATACCAACATTGCCCGCACTATCTGCACGCAACACAGTATTTCCTTCAGTATCACCATCCGAAGAGATAACCATATCCCCGATCTTTAGCGCGCCTGAAACAACAACACCGTCTGCCGAATCTGCGATATTTTGAAGGGATGTGAGTTGAACCCAGTTACCAGCGTGGGCGAAATATGCTCCACCAGTAGCATGTACGTGTGCGAACATTCCGTGATAAGATGATGCGTTCGGTAAGTCGCCCAGTGTCGGGTATACGTTTCCGAAAAGAACTTTGTTACCGGACATATCTAAATCGCCGGCAGTAACAATGCTCAAGACTGTAGCAGAGTCTATATTGCTACTTCCACCGGATAGACCGGCAAGTAAATTTTGTTTTGAAATTTTCTTAGTAACATCGGCATCAACATCAACCAAGATGAGGACATCGTCGTTACTTGCAGAACTTGCTGCTGGCAAGTCCGTGATTTTAACATCTGACATTTTATTCTCCTAAAGTGATTATTCCTTCAAGATAATTACCATAATAATTTATTGTTATTTATATTTCTTAAAATGTCAGGACATCGATGTTAATTACAGTACCAGTAGAAACGCGCAACACACTACCCATAGATGAATCTCTCCACAATTGCCCTGCATTGAGAGGGTCTGTATTCGGAAGATTATTAAATATAACGGTCTGTGTCGTTTCTAAGTCTGTCAGCGTTATTGGGGATTCGAATGTCGCGTTAATAATGCTCGTTACATCAGAAGAGTCTAATCCAGCACCATCTAAAGTAACGCGAGACTGGACGTAATCAGAGTCGACAGTCGTCGGAATATCTGTAGCGGCAATAAAGTTAGGATCGTTCGTAAATGAACTGAGTGATGTTGGTGCACCGGTCAGAGAAGAGTACGCGAAGTCTTGAGGAGTTTGTTTCGATTGAACGTAAGGCGCATCAACAATAGTGGTTACAAACGCAGAGTCCCGTTGAAGATCGACCTGCCGTGCTTGAATATAATCCGAATCAACAATGCCGATCACATCTGCAGAATCAAAAGCAATATTTACGGTTCTTCCAATAGGTGTGCCGACAACAATTTTGTCGACAATTGTTTTCTTTGCCATTATATAATTATCCTATAATATTATATTATTTTGTTACAGAAGGCGAAATCTTAATCAATCCTTCGAGTACTCTCTCCACTATGGTATTCAAATCACTATCGACGTATGAAATCTCAACGTCGTACACATACTTTCTTTTTGCATTTAACGCGTCTGTTTGAGTATTTGATAAAGCAAGGTGAACAACACCGCCGGTCCCATCAGCAACTAGTGCGGAAAAAGATACTTTATCGGAATCGCTCGCGGCATAGTTCGGCGCCATCATTGCTGAGACAGAATAGTTCGTAAGATTTTTCTTACTCTTATCTTCGTTAATCAACTTTAGTTCGATAACAATGTCCGAACCTTGATCAATTATGAGTTCTTCGTAACGCGCCATTTACTTAATCCGAATTTCTATTACTTCTATATATAAGTTCTGCAAGCATTTGTTTTATTTCCGAAACATCCGACTCAAGAGAATCAACTTTATTCTTTAATTCTCTTTCTTCTACTCGCTTCATCTTCCTTAATTCTTTTTGCTCTCGGGCACGTTGGATAGCAGACCTATCAGTGTTAATGATAGCATTTGTTTCTGTATCTCTAACGAGACCCGAGTAACCTTTCACTGGTATATATCTACTCATAATTAATGCGCGTGATAGTTAGATTCAATTCCGACAATCGAAGGGGCAATGTTAGAACCAATCATGACGACCTTCGTTTGTACTTGATTGAACGGTCTTAACGACCCGCCTTGACCCCCAGCAAGGAAATGTGCTTCCCTGACGGTTTGATCATTATCGTTTGGAATGTTGCTTTCTATGCTTTGATTTACCCAGCGCTGGTCATTAATATTTTGATCAGAAGAGGCAGTTCTATACCAGAATTGTAAGTCAGCACCATCCGGAAGGTTGATTCTAACACGCGTCTCAATACCGACCGCTGGTTCTGACAATGTTACTGGTGTAGAGATATGCCTACACCCGCCAGTTGCGCCATATGGTTCTTCTTCAGAAACAGGGTAAAGACTTGGAGTTATTGCTGGGTTATCCATGTTATATCCTGCCAGAATTAGAGAAGCACGCTGCAAGTCAATAACCGGAGAAACATAATCGTTCGATGATTTCAGATCGACTTTAACATAGGAAGAATATACGCCTGCACCCAGATTGTTATCTTCTGAAGAATGATTGTAGATCGCCTTTGGAATGCTAAAATCTATATTCTGTAATGGTGTTATACGAACATACTGAGCATCTTGAGTGAATCTTGTACTATCACCAGAGATATATTTTCCAGTGGTAAACTTAGCAGAAGTGTCGAGTGAAGTAAAGTTCGGAATAATCGACTCAATGTAAGCGTTCGCGACTGAGAATACTTTATTCTTTCTAGCGAGTACCGTATCACCGCCACCGAAACCTGACTCGGTTGCAGAAGAACCGACATCAACCTGATAACCATTGAGATCCGCTGCAGTAATTGTATGCGCCCCGTTAATACTCGCCTGTGGAATTCCGTTAATGTCAACACCACAACTATCGAGGTATGCTTCGTCACCGACTTCCAGACCGTGGGATCTTTGAGAAACATAGACAACTGAAGAACCGCTAGTTGTTCTGATAGGATTATCTTCCAATGCCGTCGCCGGTAAACGAGAGTTTCTAAGGACTAAACTACCGCCGCCCAGATCAAACTGTGCACGTCCAAGCGTAAACATTAAGTCTTGATCTTTAGACTCTAACCACATCACTCCATTCTGAGGCAAGAATAAAGATCCAGGTACAGGTTGTGACGTCACAGACCTTGAACCAGATCCTAATACTGTTTCCTTAGTCTTAGCACTAAACAGTTCGTATTCTGTAGATTGCGTTGAAACCACAATCGCATACTCGGTCCAAGGTTGCAGGAATACTGGTTCCTCAAAGACGAACTCTGTTGGAGATGCCTGCACGTCTGATAACTGTGGGTCAGAACCAATCGCAGTCACTTCACTTGAATTCAAGAATACATGAGAGTCTGGAACAATTGTGGTTGTAGAAGGTTTGTTATCTTCTACCGGTCGAATGTGAACCGAAACTGGAAGGTTCCCAGAATCTTTCTGCCTGAAGAACAAACTAACCTTTGTTAACACAACACCAAACTGGTTATCGACATAGAAAGTCTGCGCCATTGGATTTTGGGGAACAGACAGAGGATTGATTCTAGGACCAGCGAACTGATTATCGTTTACGCTTATGTAGTCTGAAAGTACCTGAGACATTTCCCCATTCGCATCTAGTCCTGCCAACGCTGCGCCCGAGAGCGGTAAAGTTGCTGGACCATATAACCCTGCCAATTTAGGATCAACAATAGAGACACCAGAAGCAGAGATTCCATTAAGAAGGTTTCTTGTTTCCTGCGGAGAGTAAACCCCTACACGCGAACTAATGAAACTCCATGGTGTAATCGCTTGGTGAGAGCGTGTAGAAAGAACGTTGTTATATCGCTTACTAAACGCACCAAGTGCAGTATAATACGCGAAGCATTTACTATTCGCTTCAGACCAGTTATTCTCGTTAATGTCAAGCAGTTTAAATTCACGTACACCGGTTCGGAATCTTCGATAGACTACTCTCTTTCGCTTTCGCTTACCGAATTGAGTTGCATAGTAAACTGGTTTGATATTAGGAATAAAGAAAGATCCAATTACTTCACCGTTGTCATCCGAAGTTAATTCGGTCGTGCCTTCTGGGTGAGAAGTAACAGTACTGTTGCGGAAAAGACTTCCGATATCGTCAGTACGATCCGCCCAACGAACGAACAATGATTCGTTTCGGCACCATTCGTCAACTTTCTGCCCATCAAAGAACGGTGTAAACTTGGTTCTTGGTTTCAAACCTTTTGCGTGGAAGAAAACCTTTCTAGAACGCATCCACGGTACAAGAGCAAGATCTACGACTCTTCCGTTGACCACTGATCGAAGCGTGTCTGAAGAAACGACTCTTGAGACATACTTACCGTTCGCAGTATCGGTTGGCAATGAACTGAATGAAGAGGTGTACTTCTCTTTACGAGCAATTGCTATTCTCTTTCTTGTATTCGCCGTGTGACGTGATTTGGATGAGTGATCGAATTGATTATCTTCCGATCTTCTTCCGACCCAGTTCCACATCCAGTTGTTCCAGAGGAATGCTTGCTGTCGGTCTAATTTATTCGCACCGGCGATAGCAGACTCTGCTTCTTCTTTACACTCTTTCCACTCATCTGAAGAAGGCGAGAGTTTAAGTGTACCGACGTTATCGACAATGCCGAATGGGTTAACATTAACTGCTCTCGAAGCGAGTTCTTGATTCTTCCAAGTAGTCTCGGAGTAATTGAGATAGACTTGATCGCCTTGCTTTGTAACGTTGTTTGAAGCAGGGTTTAATGCTGGATCCCAAACTAGTCTAACGTTGTCTTCATCTGCAGATGGACGAATCAAACGACTTTCCGGATCAATTGAAGCGGAGTAATCAGGGTGGCGAGTATCTGCACCCGTCTGATCTTTAAGGTCGTCAACAACAGATCCACTAGAAATTCTTTCGTTACCGTCACTGTCTAGGGAGGCGCGCATGCGCTGCTCAAGTTCGAGTAATGAAAGAGTTGTAAACTCTTCAAGTTCATCTAGTTTCGCTTCGATCTTACCTATGTCCGCCATCGTGTAACGCTTGTTGTCGATCGGAGTTATTTGTAAGTCCTCTGTACCCAGAGTGTTCGCGTTCATTAATATTTTATAGAGTTCCAACGCGTTATCTGGAGTCGGTTTGAACTGTGGTATCTCAGACTGCTGACCCATCAAGACTTGAATATCGCCTTCTTGCGTTATGATAACTTTATCTGCACGCGGCAGGTAATAACTCACGTCTGCAGTAATGTTTGTTCCATTACGCGGTAACGCGTGGATATTACTAAAGGTATCGTCGCTATCTCGGTCAGGACGGAAATCAAGGAAATTAAACAAACTGACTTCTGTACCATCTTGAAGTGAGTGTGTCGGAATATCAGCATAGTCTTGTGCGTATGAAGTGGCGTCATAAAAGTCGCCAGCGCCACGACTGTAATACTGATAGTTTACAAAAATCTCACTAGGCGCAGAATCCTGAGCATTCAGAATTAAACGTCCTTTGTCGTAGAAATTGTCACGTTGACCGTCATCCAGCGTGAACCTTCCGATCATGTCAAACCCTGCACTGGTCATATGACGTGCCGAGTCAAGTTGATAGATGTCTTGCTTACCAAGTAGGTAGTAGTTGATTCCACCGACTGATCTTAATGGGACGGTCTCGGTCGCAGACACTAGTGTCTTCGCTTTACGAGTCGCCGTCTTAGATGAATAATACAAGATTTCATATGCTTTACTGGGTGTCAATCCTGGACCAGAAACTTGCGCGTCTTTTCCACCGTTAGATGTGGTTACGGTTATTTCTTGGAAAGACTGATCACTAGCAGCAACAACCCAAAGGGATGTATCGGTGTATGCTTGACCGACCGGCAACGTTGTCATAGCGAGAACGCCACTACCGTCTGTTGTCTGCGATTGTCTGCCCTGTACCGTCATCGTAATATCTGCGAATGACTCTGGACGAGGACGTGCTGTCGGGAACAGCAAATCGTTATCTGTTGTTTGGTTTAAAACAAACTGATCGCCCTGTAAGACGATACTAAAATAATCGTTGTTGAAATCGAGTCCAATCTTGCGTGCATCATTTAGGTTGCCTGAAATACCTGTTCCTGGATCAATATCGAAAAGGTAGATACGGTGAAAGGCACCGTCCTTTTCTACAGCACGAACGTGGGCAGTACCCAATGAGGAACCGTCTCCGGCGAATATGCTGCATCGAGCGTTATCTAAATCGGGAAGACCACGGCAAGAATCTGCTAGGATATAGTTACCATAAGAAACAGGGATTACATCATTCGCCACTGTCTCGGTCGCTAGAGGTTTTGGAACGCTTAACTTGATCGGCGATGAGTTCTCGACACGATATCCATTAACGTAAGCAATTCCAGAGGACATGATAAGATCTAAATTAGAATCACCTTCAATACGATCTTCAAAGTGCGCAGTGAAAGGATTGACGATGTAGTCGCCAGATTCTTCATTTGTCCTATTCGCCAGCATATCTCCGATCTTGCTATATGCATCTGAAGAACGCACTTCATCTACAATCGTAGAGTTTTCGACTCGGGCAATGTAAACGAAAATATCGTCACTAGTAACCTTGTCTTGAGTCGTTAGCGTCATTTTGATTCTGTAACGATCTGCTCCTGGAGATGCTGTATTCGGAGAAGAACCTGTATTGTCGTATAGATCTTGTGTGTCGTTTACAGTTACAATTTCTTGTTCTACTTTAAATCCAACCACAGCGTCTACAGAGTTTGTGTATGGCGAAAGAATAATTGATTGGGCGGTTGCATGCACAAAACGACCCATAACAAAGAAGTCGCCCTCATAAGCGTCGAAACGTACACCGCGACCTGCAGCGTTGGGGATCTCAGTGATGAGTTGATATCCTCCTGGACCGACTAGAGTTTCGCCGTCTAAGAAAGTCGAAGGGGAACCGGTTATCGCTGATTCATTATTGTCGATATATTGAATATACAGCGTATCTAAAATGAAGTCATCAGACTTCGGTTCAACCCGCAAGATCTTCGCTTTAATACCAGAAGTAAGACCTTCGAAAACAGAGTCAAGGGGAATATCAGAGAACGCTGCTGGTTCGTTTGTCGAAGCAATTTTTACACAATCGTATTCAGCGTTGATTGCTGTACCGCCCGAAGAAACTGCGGCACCCTCTTTAAAAATGTTTCGTCCGAATCTACCCATCTCTTCATAGATAAGAGTCTGCAATTGAGTGAGTTCGCGCGCCTGTAATGCTCGACCGGAGTTAAAAAGAATCTGGTGATAGTTATCGCTATCACTATAATCATCTCTGTATGTGCTCGGGAGCGTCGTTGAAGTGAATGTTGTTGTCATCTTTTATCCTAGTTCAATTACTATGCGAATGTCTTCGGTCTGAGTTTCTTCTCTTGTTATTGAAGAACTAATATTATTTAGGTACAAAATTTCACCGGAATAAGCATCGATGTCTGGGTCGCCTAAACTTAAAACAGTTAATGATCTGGTTGCTCCAGTGATGTTTTGAATAACAGCATTGTTTGAAATACTATCGAATCCTGTCTCTTGATCTTGATAATAGTATAACCTTGACGCTGGTCTGTCATGATAAAAAACTTTTAATCGTGCCGAGTTTGAAGAAGTAGAGACCAACTCATCTTCTAAGAAATCGCCAGTCGCTACGCTCGTTTCAAAATACTTCAAACAGTTACCTGTATTTCCCGAAAAAACCGTATTAGAGTTATGCTGCTTGGGATTCTTTAATAGCACAACCTGCCTGAAATCATTTTCCGACACGAGTGTACTCGCCTCGTCCCCTTGAATATCTACCTGTAACATTAAGGATCTAGACTTTAAAGAAACGACGGGGTCTACAGCAAGTCCTCCTGGAGGAGAAATTACTGGTCTCAGCGTAACACCAGTTCCATCTGTGGCGATTGTAGCAGCATGAGAGTATCCTGATCCATGAGAGAAAGAACCGGAACCATCTGAGTCTATCAGTACACGATTGACGCCATTATCATCTACCGACATAGAAAAGGAAGCACCTGTTCCATCGCCGGTTATAGAAATGGTTGATGAAGGAAGATAACCTGTTCCGGAAGCATCGTCAATAGCAACGCTCAATATTTCACCTGAAACTGCGTTGTCTTGTATCAACCGCTGAGTGATTTCTTCAGGAACCGACAACGATGATGCAGAATCTTGTATTGTCGATACTGGCATGTATGAAGCAGTTTTGAAATTAGATATGGCGGCAGCAGACATCTTATACATTAAGCGCCACTTATAACCATCCGAAGTCTTAAAGGTATTACCGTTCAAAGCACCAGAAGGTTCGACAATCGAATTCGCCACGGTGTTAAATGCGTCTTTGCCTTGCTCGATGCAAATATATACTTCATCGGAAGAATTTACAACATAGAAATTAGTTTGCTCTGAATTGTTATCTTCGTATGCTTCGTATATACCGCCGCTTGACCACGTAACTGTAGGTACAACAAAGGAAGCGTTACTTAATATCTTTACCGATTGCAACGAGTTTCTAAGTTTAAATTGTTCAGAATTCGAAGAAATATCAGTCGCTTGAGTAAAGTCGCCAGATCTAGAGAATCCAACGTAGTAATTATCGACACCTTCGACACTAGACTTTAATTGGTCTAGAAGTTCTTTTCTCAAATTGTTTGTTACTGCGCTGGTCATAGGTCAATCTCTGTTTGCATTATAATTGTTATTTATACGGTATTTGTGATAACTGCTCGAGCACTAGAGGAAGATGCATCATAATTGAGAATATTATTCCTCAACGGATTAATCGTCGCTTGGTTTGCCGGCAATGCAGTAATCTTAAAATAAGTTCCTGAAATTAAAGAACCTGTGAACCCCGACAGTATGATTGATCCAGATGTCGCATCATAACTACCAACATTGTCTCTTACAACATTTCCTGCCGTGTCGATGATTTCAATGACCGAAGAATTAGATCTATTTCGAAGGGTACAAACCTTTCCTTTGAAGAAGAAGTTTGAAGATGTTATCGTATTTGATTCTTCATCGGCGGTGGCAATAGAACTCGGGAATATAATAGTATAGTTGGTTGTACCACTCTGAGGAGTAAATCGATTCTGCATTCTAATTGTTGATCGACTTGAAAGTACAGAAGCATCGGTCTCATCTATATCGGTCAGCAGGTTAG